CAACAAATAAATTTCCAAATCGTTAATGAGAAAGTAGAATAACAAAGTATTTATTAAGAAAAAGAAATGGCAATTTTTGAAATACTTTTATGTACTGATGAAGGTTCTCTACTAGTTGAGTCAGGTGAAGAAACTTTATTACCCGGACAAACATGGGCATTTTCGGGTGCTACGGGACAACTTATTTGTGGTACGGTAATCCAACCGTCGGTAGGTGTTGCTAACTACAGTGCCTCTACTGCGTATAGTGGTTGTGGTGATTGTTTAGAAAATACTTTAGAATTTTTTACCGCAAACACAGCTTACATTGGTTGTATAATTTGTTGTCCTTGTGAAACAGGATCAACTATAAACCAAGTAACAGTACCTCACGCAACATGGACTGATAACTATGGTAATCCTGTAGTACAAGGTAATTCAGTCGTCCTTGGAGGACCTAATGGACTTAATTCGTAATTATGAGAAATTTAAATTTTTTAATTAGAAAAGTTATCAAAGAAACTATCGAGGACATTCCTTCAAGACAAGAAAAACAATCTTCAAGATATATGTTCTTTTCGAATTTAGAACAAATGAGAAGACAATGTGATTTATTATTAGATTTGGATCACAGTATGGTCGAATCTATTTTAGATAATGGTCATGATTGGGCTCAGGATCATATTGCTGAGGCAAAAAATAATATGGATCAAGTTTTTGATTTTATTATGAATGAATCAAAACATGACGGTATGGAACTTTCTATGAACATGTCCGATAAAGACATGGTTATGATGGAAGGTAGAAAAAAAACAGGAACAAAACTTTGTGCTAGAGGTAAATCGGCAGCTAAAGCTAAGTTTGACGTTTACCCTTCGGCGTACGCTAACGGGTACGCAGTTCAGGTATGTAAAGGAACCAAACCTGGATTGGACGGTAAAAAGAGATGCTCAGGAGCATATTGTTAAATTTTTTTAACTTCCTTTTTGTTAATCAATTTTTTTTGTATATATTTGTAGTTAGAAATATAAAAACTAACTATGAAAAATTTTTTTAAAAGACTCTACAAAAGATTTAAAGTCAAAATGGCAAGAAGAATGAGAAAATCTATGCCAACTCATGAGGAAATAGAGCCTTACGAAAAAACCGCCTTTAAAATAGTTGTGAAAATGATATCACATAAAAAGTCTGATTTTATGATCGCCCCAATGTCAAATAAAAGGTATATTATAAACGAGGAATTAGGTCTTTTTGTTTTGATTGATTTTGGTAGAGTTGAGATTACTAACCATGTATTTCATTATGATGTTAAAATGAGTGGTAGAGATTTTGAACGTATTTCTTATTTATACGATACTGAAACAGAAAAAAGAAGAAATCTTACTGAGGCTGAAGTAAAATCGAATATCAAAAACTCTTTAGTAAAAGTTTACAATAAAATTTCCGAACAATAGTTATTTTTTTGGTTTATAAGAAGTCATTACAGGTTTTTGACCTTTACCACTTTGAGTGTCTTTTTTTTCTGCGGCTCTTTTTTGTTGACAAGCTGCTTTTTTTGCTGAGTCTGACATTTTACCCGCAACACCTGCGGCACGACATTTTGGGTATGAACCTTTAGAAGTGTCGTGTCGTCCACAGGGAGGGTGTTTCCCGTCAACTTTTCTACAAATGTTTACCCAAGGACCTTTTGGTTGTTTTGAACCCTTAGGTTTCTTTTTTGTACCAAACCAAACAGCTAAATCCTCATTGATTGTATCAGGGTAATCTATATCTCTTTTATAGGAACCATCTTTGTCTTTTTCCCAAACACCAACATTTCTTTTGATGTTATTTTTTAAAGTGTTTTTTTGTATTCTATTGTTATAAAATGTTTCAACAGAATCTGTAAAAGGATTTAGTTCTTTTTTCCATTTGTAAGCACCAATATCTAATGGGGCATTATACATACCCGCAGTTATTGTTGTATCGGCCTCATTTATTAAATTATCAAATGATAGATTAACCCATTCATTAAATTTTACTTTTTCAGTAAACGGTCTCATTTGACTATTATTTTTTGGGGTTTTGTGATCATACATGTATTGGTTGATTACATTACCATCATCATCACCAGTGGCTAAATTGGGATGTTTTTTAATAAAATTTGTAATTTTTTTAGCGTTATCCTCTAATTTTTTTATTTGATCTTGTCTAAGATCCATTTTGTGATCTAAACTATCATACTGTACTAAAGGATTTTTGTAATTTGAAACTGATTGTGTGAAAGGGGTTAATTGATCTTCATTAAAAGGTCTAAACCCTGGTTGAACGGGAGTGACATATTGTCCTGCAGCCCCACCTCTTTGTGATGTTGCTTCTTTTATTACTTTCTTTATTATTTGATTTAATCTATACATTATATTATAATTATAAATATCTCACTTTTTAAATATGGAAGAAGAAAACAAAATTTATGGTAATTTATTTGGATCAATCAACTTGTTAAGTGAAGATCATTTAGAACTTATATTAAGCACAATGGATAAAGAACACGCACTTTATTATCTAATCGAATCGGTTAAATCTGCACATTCTAAAGGTGTTTTCACTATTGGTGAGTCTGAAATAATTTCAAAATCAATTCGAACTTTATTAAAATAAAAAAGGTCAGATTTCTCTGACCTTTTTCTTATTCGGTTTTAATTGATTATCTCAATTCTCTTAAGTCAAATGTTCTAACTCCATCAACTGTGATACGTCCGTAGAAACGGTTGTTAACCATTTTCTTAGCGTAACGTGTCATAATACCTTTGATAGGTGTAAAGTTGAATGGGTTGTACATTGTAGGTGTCAATTGTAGAGGTACATACGGTGCGTAGATGTAACCTGTGTCTAACAATGATGTTCCTTTGTGACCGATTAACACTTGGTTAGGCGGGAAGTAAGGATCACGGTAAACTTGGTATCTACCAGATAATGTACCAACTCTTTCAATACCCATGTTGTACTGATCTTGCTCAGGAGCCGCGTTAGATACGTGGAAGTATTCTAAATCGTCAAAGATTGCAGAAACCTCAGATGATACAACGATCCAGTTAGCACCACCTCTCAAAGTAGATTTGTGGATTTGTGCTGACAATTGGTTGATTGCTGTAATCAATGTTTGGTTCCAGTCTTTCTGAGTATAAGAAGTTGTTTGAGCGATTCTTCTCCATCCGTTGTAATCCCAACGTAATTGCCAAGCTGCTCCTTTTCTCAAGTCACGTAAGATTTCACGATCGATCTCAGCTGCTACTTGTTCTGACAACAATGCTGTCAATTCAGCTTCAGCGTCGATGTTGTGGAATGCCGCAACGTCTTGAGCTAATTCAGGTGACCATTGTGCTCTTAGTTTTCTTTCTGTAACAGAAACAGTTACTGACTCAAGGTCGAAAGAAACCTCACCAATTTGATCTTCGAATTCCATCTCAGCATATCTTCTATACCAAGCCATGAATGAACTACCGGAAGTACCTGAAAAGATTGTAGTACCTGTGTAACCATCTAAAGATGTTGCGTCACAGTCAGCACATACAGGACAAGAAAGATCCACTTCTAAGAAGATTTTTCCTTCAGAGTCACAAACATTGTTATAGTTTCCACCATTTCCAGTGTTTGTTGGGTTGTTCGGAACTGAAAAAGTGGAACAAACACAGATTGACCGTTATAAGTTCCTGTAAGTACGTTACATGGTGTAGTATCTGCAGAAATTGCAGAAGTTCCATAGATTCTTAAATCTGAAAGGAATGCTTCAGTATCCATTTCGTTACCGTCAGGTCCGATCAATTTACCGGCACCTGTATTAGCAAAACCTTCTAATTTTAAGATGATTTTTCTTTGGTTTCCTGTTGGCAATGCAGAGTTTTGAAGTGTTCCACCAACCCAAGTTTGTACTGTTGTGTTAGCAGTAACCGCAGTCCACTTACCTTTAGAGTAGTCAAATAATCCTGGAGGATCTAAACCAGCCTCATTACCTTCGTAGAATAAATCGTAAAGGTCTTTAGTGTAAGGGTAACCTGTGTTATAACCAGCGTTTGGATCAGTTGGTCCGTTAGGTGCTCCTACAGGTGCGTAGTGTTCACCACCAGCAGCACCATTGTTAGGTGTAGAGTTAGGATACAAATTAGCCTCTTCTGAAGATGGATTTGAGTAACCTTGGATTTTAGGTACAAAGTAGAACAATTTACCGATTGGTAAGTTCATAGCTTGTACTGATACGATATCGTTAGCTAATAATTTAGAGAATACACGTCTTACGATTGGGAATACAACTGTTTCAAATGCTCCGTTAGAAGTACCATCTGAAGATGCTTCGTTAATCAAGAAAGATGCTTGGTTCTCATATAATTGAGCTACGTTTTCTTTTAAGTGACCTTTTAGACCTTCCAAAAAGCCTAATTTGTCCCATTTGTTAATTGTGTCTTCTTTGATAACTTTAAGGTGTTTTAAACCAATGTTACCTACAAGACCTGATTCTAATAATGCTCCCATTTTTTGAGTTTTTTATTATTTATTGTTTATGTTTATTTCATTTTTCCCATCAAATCCTTCATTCTCAAGAATTGAGGATTTTCATAAGTTTTTGATTCAATCAAATTAACTGATGATCCTGTTTCCACAGTTCTATTTACAGTTCTTTCAATTGACTCCGTTAATTTTTGTTCTGAAGAAGAGCCAGATGAGTTTAACTCATTTTTAATAACTCTGTACAGATTTTTTGATTCTTTCAAAGATTCAACATTATCAAATCTTCTCAAGATGTTAACTTTTTCTTGTTTTGTAGTCGAGTGTTCTGTAAACAATCTTGTTGCGTAAGCTAAGTTAGAATTGAAAACAGCCACTTCGTTTAATTTAGTTCTAAAAACGTCAAGTGCTTTTCTGTACTCTTCATTTTTTTCTCTTAATAAATTAACTTCGTTTGCTGATGACTCAGAAAGTTTGAATGGGTTAAATTCATAATTTCTGTTGTTTGTTCTAGCTTTTCTAAGACCTCTACTTCCGTCTTTTGAACCATTACCTAAAGTTCTTGAAGCTTCTTTAGTTTCTTTCTTCTTCATGTAATCTTTATAGTGTCCGTCTTTATCACCTACTTTGTGACCATTACTTCTTTTGTAGTCACCTTTGTTACCCCCGTACTCTTTTTCTTCTTTATATTCAAATCTAGCTTTACCTGTTCCCATGGCTTTAGTTCCTTTACCAAAAGCTTCTTTTTTCTTTTCGTTGAAACCACCTCCCATATTTGGTTTTTTGTCATAGCTAAATTTTGGTCCGCGACCGATACCTACTCCTTTTGGTTGGATTGACTTTTTGATTGCTTCCATAATAGAATCATCTCCCATCTCTAATTCGTAAATGTCATCTTCTTCCATCATGTCGTCCATTTCCATCATGTCATCATCTTCTTCCATCATGTAATCATCTTCTTCCATCATGTCGTCCATTTCCATCATGTAATCATCTTCTTCCATCATGTCGTCCATTTCCATCATGTCGTCCATTTCCATCATCTCGTCGTCCATTTCCATCATGTCGTCCATTTCCATCATCTCGTCGTCCATTTCTATTTCATAAATAGTTTCTTCCATATTTTCTTCAGATTCACCTAATTGGATCATATATTCATTATCACCGTCTGTAAGGTGAACTGTATTGTCACCTTCTTTTTTCACAACGATTCCATCATTATCACCCATGGCTTTAAAAACTCTTAACACTTCTTCGTCTGAAGCTCCTGTAAGATCTACAGTTTCTTCGTCATCCATTTCCATATCAGCGTCTTCCATATCCATTTCTTCGTCACCTGGTGCTGGCGGTGCAGGAACATCCATTTCTACATCCTCCATATCTGCATCAGCTTCCATGTCAACGTCCATGTCTTCATCCTCAACTTCAGTTTCTGTGTCAAGTTCAGCTTCTCCACCTGTTACAGGTTCGTCTTGCTCATCAACCCCTTTGCCCTTTTTTGACTCTTTTAGAGATTCTTTTACCAACTGTTTGATTTCTTCACTCATTGTAGATTGAAGTATTCCTTTTGCATTTTCTTGAAGAGTCTCCTCCAAATTCTTGATTTGGAAAAGTGCCTCTTCTACTACGTTTTTGTTGTAACTCATTTTTTTTTTAAAATAGTTTTCTAATAAATATTCACATTATTGAAAAAAGTTTAATTTTTAATACTATGGAGCAAAAAAAAATGGGAAAAGACTTATCTCTTCCCATTTATTTTTTTTTAACTTTTGTTATATTAACCTTCTATAACTTCATCAATTTTCGATTCAACAATTGCGGTGATCCTCCAATCCATAGAATAATTTTCGTAAACTTTAGTTACTTTAGCCTCAACATCAGTAGGCGAATACCCTTTAACTAATTTTTCCTCTCTAGTTTTTTTAACTTTACCTGATTCAGAATCAACCATATCGGTTGTAATCTTTGCTACAAAATATTTTTCGTCCATAATATATTATTTATTCAAATAATCGGATAATCTATTCATTAAGTCAAGTGATTTTGATCCTGTTTCACCAACATGTCTTTGAGCATTCATTTTTTTCTCTTCATCAAGATTTTCCTCAAAGTTTAATCTTTCATTTGGTTCTCTAAATAAATAAGCACCTGGTGTAGATGGTGATGATACTAAATCAAAACAGATTAACTCAAAATCATCTTGTACCTCGTTTTGTTCCCCAACTTTTTTCAGTGAACCAACACCACGAGAAGAAATACCTAATGTAACCCCTTGACGTAAATAGTTGGCCGCTAAATCTCCTTTTGTAGATACGATACCTCTTTCATGGAAACCAGGACTTGTTAATAATTTTAACTTACCTAATAATACAGGCCCCTCCCACCATATATCAGTGATTGCGTGAGAAACTCTATCTAAATCTATTAAGGATGATTCAGGGTGATTCAACTCGGAAAGTGCAGTCCCTTTTTGAATCATCTTTCTATAGTTTTCGGCCTCTCTTTTTAAAATTTTTTCGGGATAAATTCTACCATTCCTATTTGGCGTGTTATACTTTTGTAATACCGCATAGAATTCAAATGGTTTTGAATGATCCAACATATCTCTATTTTCTCTGATCATAGAAAGATTACGTCTTTCGTTTGGATCTATGTACCCCGCATCGTACTCGACAAGAATCCCACGACCTGAATCTCTTGGTCCTAATATTTTTAAATCGTTCATCTAATATTTTATTTATAAATACTAAACAGTTTCAGTTTCTTTCTTGATTGGTTTAGCATTTCCATTTTTGGTTAAAAAACATTTAAAATATTTGTTTTTACTGAAAACTTCACCATAAACTTCTTTGATAATATTTT